TCTGTCTGAGCGGGCCAAGCAGCAATGCGTCGTCGCCCCCCTTGAGCCCAATGCAGGGCTCCATTTTCTTGGACGCACCAATATCAAGTATGGCATGCGACCAACTCCCTGGCATAATTCAAGCCCCCTCGTCGCAGAGCATGCACGCAAGTACTTTGGTGGGAGTGACGTCTTTGAGCCAGACAGGCTCATCGTGCATCCAGGGAAGGAGACCTATCTTGCCGACCTCGCTACAACCCTTGGAGACCCTCCGCAGTACAGTGCAAGCACCAAAACAATTGAAGGCACAATCAAGCGATGGGGCTACAAGCTCGGATTACGAAGAATCTTATCGGATGCTCGTTGGGACGAGGTCGGAAGAATTAAGTGCAATGGCAAGGCCACGGCGGGTATCGCCTTGGAGGGACTCGGCTACACCCGTGCGCAGTGCTCGGAATCCATTAAACAACTGGCAGGACATGTCGCAACTTTAAGCAAGAGTACAATACTGGGGGGGGCGGGCTTGTGGCAGCTGGGTGGCAGGGCTAAGCGTACAACACCAGGCAATGGAGACGTGCTGCGATCACGCGCAATTATCTTCAACGATGGTGTTAACGCAGCTGTAAGTAGTACCATATCGCAAGGCGTGGGGGAGGTGTTTAAGCATGGACACGGTGACATTAAGATTGGTCATCGCGCACAGCAGGGAGCGTCGTCAGATGCCCGTCAATCTGAGGATAATGAAATCGAGTTCGAAATAGATCATAAGCGGTTTGGTTTTCGGCTCGCAGAACCACTACTGGTTGACGCGTTTGGCATCATCCGTTCCATGCTCCCACCCGGGGAGGAGTGGGATTACCGCATTCTGCATGAGATGGCGCACAATATAATTAAGACCATAATCTTACCGGGGGGTTGGGTGTATCGGGCTACCTTTGGGAATTGGAGCGGACCTTGGACTAGCATTCTTGACAGTATTTGTAACTGGCTCGCGACATGTAGTTCGCTTGACTATTACAAAGTGCAGCCAGCAAATGTTGACCTATGGATATACGGCGATGATACGTTAATTGGTTTCAAACGTGGCAAGCGGCCACTCAATTTGACGCCACCCGATGTACAGCGCATCCTAAAGGACAAGTTTGGCATATATGCAGGTGAGTGGAGTTTAGGTAATTTGTCGTCGTATGGCAACTTACCAGGCGCTACTTTCCTTGGCTGCTGGAACCGGAATGGAATGCATGGGCGCCCTCTATCCAAGTGGCTTGATGTATCTATGCTACCGGAACGTAGGCAGGACACCCTGCGGCAGCAGAGTAAGCGTG